ACCCGGTTGCTTATATACATCTATGATGTCGCGCCACTCTGATAGTGAGCCCTCCATACGGAATGTGTTTTGTGTGTTCATCGTTGCCGATGATGGTGGGCAGTGGCGAATACCTGTCTTAGAATACTCACGGTTGCCTAACACAAAACTATTATCTTCTTGCCAACCCATTTGGGTTCTTGCTTTTTCTTCTGCATGCATTTGTCTTAACTCCTTTGTCATTGCTATCAAATAAAAACTCAACTCTTTTACAGTATTTTCAGATGCAGCAACGCCTTGGCTACAGATTAACCTGCGCAATTCGTCTTTCGAACCTACGGATTTTAAAGGGATATTAAAGTTTCGTATCCCGTCCATCGGCATATGTAATCTACAAGCCAAAACTTGCCCATCTACTGGGTCATATAGTCGAGCATGCGGATAGAAATCATCTTCGTAAATTAATACGTCTTCAAATGTCCCATCTTCCGCTCTTGTCTGTTTATAAATACCCCCATCAACACCGCGTAAATATGGTCTTGGTGGTATAGGTATTGTTACGTTTAACTGCTCATGGTGAAATCTTGCAAGCCTAGCATCCAGTGCGGACAGATCAACCGGGGGAGGTTTTATCTGCGTTACTGTAGCCATCTCGTTTGTTATTTGCGCAACCTCAACAGGTTGGTTTGTTGCCACTGGTTTTTTAATTTCAGCTATGTTTACTACTACCGGCTCTTGTGAAGCCGCTATCTCACTACCCAACTGTATTGGGCTAGTAATCTTTTTATAATTCGGGCAGCTAGAGCATACGTTCGCGCGTAGCCCATCAAAGGTTGCACAAGTATATGGCCCCTTTGTTTTGCTGGCTTTCTCTTCTGTAAATTCTGGATCGTATTCCGGGTGTTGGTTCGATACGAAATGAATTGCTTTGTCTCTGTCTGTGCATACGTTGGCAACCGATAAGATGCCACGCCACAAAGGTTCTTCAATTGTCCCTTGGTTCTCAACGCAGTGCGCTATCTGTGCGCAACCTGTACCATTTGCTGTGCGAGTCAATATCTTTTTAAATGAGGATACGCTGTTACCTAGTAACGCTTTGGTTGTCGCACTGAGTTCACGCTTGACCGGGGTGCCTAGTGATAAAGGTTTTTGCGGAACGTCAAGTGAATCATATGCTACATCGATGGTCAGACTCAGTAAGCCTAACTCAACTTCCGGGCTCTCCATCATAATCTTAACTTCTGACGGTGTGTCAAATCGATAGTTAAGTGTGTTTGGAATACGTAGGATACGTGCGCTGTCTGCTGTACATGCCGGGTCAATACGCAAGCCGTCAAGCAAGCACAATGATTTTAGTTTGTCCGCGATTGGTTGCCACTCATCACGATGGATAGCTTCAGTCAGTGCCCAATAGACGTGCCAACCGTTACCTGAATCTACAACGATTGGGCGTGGGAAGGCGTGCTTTTTGCAGAATGCTTGGATGGCTTGTATACCATCGTCTTTGTTTGCATAGTCTTTCTCAGGGTCTTTGTTCTTGCAATCGACATCAAGCCAAAACGATTTTATATACTGTACGTTATCTTGTACGCGTGCCGATGCATCTTTGAATGATGCCATAGCATAGTATGCGTTTTTTCCTGCTCTTGATGCCGCAAGTCCTGTCTTAACTAGCTCGTCTCTGTCATCAAAAAACTCAGAACGAACAGCTTTATTTTGTATTGTAGTTAAGCAGTAAAAGCCGACAGAAGGCACTACGCTTTTTATAAGCGAGTCCATGAAAATCTCCATTCTCCGAAATGGTTATTGTAATTTTAATACCCACCCATTTAAGGGCGGGTATTAATTATAGGACTACTCGCCCCATGCCGCAAGCACATTATTAATTGCGGCTGTTCTTCCAGGTGCATCTGTCTTTACAGCCTTGACTGGCTCAGGGATTTCCTCCTCATCCGCTGGTGCAGCCGCAGCAACTGGCGCTTCCTCTTCCTCGACTACTGGTTGAAACCCAGTCTTCTTAGGTGGAGGTGGAGCAATAGTTTTTTCTACCATCACTACTGGCGCCGCTAGTGCAGGCGTTGTGCTACCACCCATACCCACTGCGTACTCCGCTTCTTTGGTTTCACCTTGAGCAATCGATTGACTAACTTCATCTTGGTCTAAGAAACGCGCAACACTAAATGTTAGCTTCGGTGTAGATGAGTCTGTATCAAACTCCATCTTAGTTACCACGTCTTCAATGTTCACGTTGTTCGTTGCTAATATACGTGCATACGCTTCTAATGGTAGGTTCTCTGTGCCTTGGGTACGACCGAACACGGATGTAGCTGACAATGTCATTTGGTAGATATCACCACTGATGTCGCCTTCTAGTGCTACAGCAATACGACGTTGGTAGCGGCAAGCACGTGATTCACCATTACCTGAACCCGCGATGTTTTGTGGGCACTTATCGCATGCACTAGCTTGTGGTTCTTTCACACGAGCGTCTGGTTTAATACCGTCTGCTGATGAACATGCTGGTGCTGTTGCTTGACCACGAACGTATGGGACAGATGGATCGTAGTAGATACGGTTGTTGTTTGGAGCTGTCTTCACGATGATGATATTCATCTCGCGGTCTTTGCTCTTCGCAATTTCTTTACCACCAACAATCATGCGGAATACACCGCCTTCTGTTGAGATACGTTTGCCTGATGGGGTTAAATTATTACCCGCTAATGCTAATGTGTTGGCACTTAAACCACGAGCGCGAATGTGCTCAGGGATTGCTAAGTTACCACCGAATAAACCAACTGCTGTACTCATGTCATTCTCCTTTAGAACTAATAAATAATTTGTTAATTTTGTCTAACTCTACTCTGGTGTTATATTCTTGTAAGTCAAATACATTTGATTCTATATACTTATCTAACTCTACTTGCCTATAAAATACTTTACGACCTAGCTTGACATAGTCAGGCCCTGTATTCTCTCGTCGCATCCGATTTAATAACGACTGGCCTATACGCAGATACCTGGCGGCTTCCGCCGTCGGTAAGAGCGGGCTATTAACATCACTCATCTTCACCCTCCTTTCCTGTCTTACGGTTTTTACGAATTGAGACCGTGTATGACCGGTCTATATTTAATGCAGGTGGAAAATCATCCCTGTGGGTTTCAATCCATTCCTTCATGTTTGTCTGATGAACGCGCTTCTCTAATAACTCCGGGGCACCATGCTCCAAAATATAATTATAAAGTGCTGTCCAATCAGTAGCCCAGAAGCGTTCTTTAATTGTGCGAGATACCGTGCCGTGCTTAGTGCGAACAGAATCTACACCCTGTTCTTTCATCATAGTGGCAATGGTTTCGCGTACTGTATCTCTCTGGGTTTCGATGTCGTCAAGCTTATGTTGCAAATCGGACATCGCGTCTGTCATCTTTCTATCAACTGCTACTAGATGATCTAATGTTATTTCTGAACTCATCATATTCTCCTTTGAAAGTACTACGAGTAGGAGTGTATCTGAGTTCTTTGGTGTTGTCAAATGTTATTTCGATATATTTTCGTGTTTATTCGTTTAAAATATCCGCATACAAATCAACGAGTTTCATGTGGGTATCTACCTTTCCGTTGAGCATATCGTACATATGAGACTCAGCCGGACTACCCTGCATTAGTATTACGGTGACTTTATGGTTCTGTCCTTTACGGTGTGCCCGTGCGTTTGCTTGTAGGTATGTTTCTACACTGGACGTTGGGCCAAACCATACTACGGTATTCGCAGCGGTTAGGGTAATACCATGTGCCGCCGCCTGTGGTTGAATGATAAGTACACGCGGATCGACCTGCTCCTGGAACTGCTGAATAACTGTTGCGCGTTTGTTAGCCGACACTGCCCCGTTGATAATGGCGCAGGTTATTTTCTTCTTGCGAAGGTGTTCTTCAATCAACTGTATCGTGTGCGTGAAGGGGGCAAAGACAATTACTTTTTGTAAGCTCTCATCAATCACCGCCTCAAGTTCACTCAACCTATTAGATACATCAAAGAACAACGGAGTACCATCGTCTGCATAAACAGCACCGCTTGAAATCTGCAATAGCTTATTTAATTTAGCCGCAGCATTCACTGCGCTTATCTCTTCACCCGATGCCTCAAACAGGAACTGCTTCTTAAGTAGGTTATAGTATTTCTCTTGCTGAGCAGTAAGTGGTATCTCTCGCGTTTGATACATGATGTCGGGTAAGTCTAAGCACTCTTCCTTTGTATAGCGTATCGCAGGTTGCAGTGCTTTAAACACGATGTCGTTTGCGCGTGGGCGTGGTATCCATTTGAACTGATTAATCTTTTGCATCACTAAGTCTTTCCAACCGCTGAAGAACGCTGGCACATTGTGCGGGCATACCAACTTAGCTAGGCCATACGCGTCTTCGGGTGATTGTGATGCAGGGGTACCGGTCATTAGGACTAAGCGGGTGTTCTCGCTCACTAACTTTCTGAATGTTTTCCACCGGCGGGTCTGTGTGTTCTTTAAACCATTGGCTTCATCGACGATAATACAGTCGAAGTTCGCAGCCTTAATATCATCCAATACAATCTCGACACCATCGAAGTTAATGATTACAAACTCGTATGTGCCTTGCATAATTTCACGTCGGGTTTTTGGTGTGCCATGTGCGATGCCTACTGAACGATGGGGTAGGACTTGAAACAAATCACGTTGCCAAGCAGCACGCATGATTGAGAGGGGGCAGACAACTAAGACGCGCTTAACCTTACCTATACGCATCAAGTAATCGATTGCCCATGCCGCACTAGCGGTCTTACCTACGCCTTGCTCATTGAACACAAAACATCTGTGGTTACTTACTATGAATGATGCTGTGTCTTTCTGGTGATCCATTGGAGTAAATCGACCTGACCACGCATAGTCTTTGAGGATTGTCGATGGTACGTTTTTAATACCCAATCGAGTTAGCGCATCGACTGCATCGAAATCCCACTTAACCATAAGCTCATGGATACCTTCCTCCACCTGGCCTATGTATGCGCTATCTTTTATTACTGATGTAAATCTGTCGGGGCGTCTAACCCGTAGCAGCAACGCCTTGTTGTCGATTATTTCCATCTCTCATCCTCATTTTTTCTCCCCCTTTTTGTGGAGGTTTTTCTTTGTGTTTGCTTTAACTGATGTCAGTCTAAGGTTACTCTTCGCAGATGTGCCGCCATTCTCAATAGGAACAACGTGGTCTATCTGTTTACCTTTTCTATCAATACCTAGTTTATCATATAATCGACGAGCGCGTGCACGTTCTGTGTTCTTTTTATTGTCGCCTGTGCGTTTTTGGTATTCCCATTCTCGTTTGTATTCTTCGCAACCGGGCTTGAGGTCTTTACTTCTTGGCATATCATTTCCTTTCTCGATGGTGTGGGCATCCTTGGCAAGGGCACCAGCCACATAAGCCCGTCGGATTCTCATGGTAAACATTGTTATCTGCGGCAAACTCGATCTCTTGAATTTTACCCATCCAGCCAATCCATTTCTGCTTCGCATCTTTCTTAGCATACTCAGCAGTCACGACCTTGTCATGGACAACAAAGAATAAGGCTGCTTTTACATGCTCAATTTCCGGGTAGTGTCTGAATATCATCAACGCCATCAACTCTAACTGGTCGGTGTCGGGATACTTAGCACTGCCTGTTTTGTAGTCGCCTACATAAGCAGTCTTTTTATCTTTGTTTATTATAACAATATCCGCAATACCACGGATAAAAACATCATCACCTAAAAACGCGCAAGGCTCTAGCTTATCGTCTAGAGCCATCTCAAACTCAACTAACTTCTCACCTTCGATTGCTATCAGTGCATCGGCAATGTCTTTAAACCTAGAGTGCCCACCCAAATCTTTACCACTGGCTATGTAATCCTCTAGTGCTTTGTGCACTTCCTTACCATACATGATGGCTTCGGTTTCGGGGAACGGCCACTTCTTTAAGATGCGGGTTTCGTAGTACTGCCTTTGGCAGTTCTTAAAAGATTTTATTGCCGAGTAACTATATGCCATATGTTTCCTTATTTAGCGCTTCCGTATCGTTTACCTGAACCTACTTCACAATCAAGGGGTAAGTCTGGTGCCCATGCCGGTGCGGTTCTCATCATCTTTGTGATGTATGTCTTCGCGTCTTCCACTTCTGCATCAGGTACCACGCAGATAACCTCATCGTGAACTAGGCCAGCGACCCAGTAGCGTTTGTTAATGTTGGTGGTATGCTCGGCCATGATGTCCCGCGCAAGACTCTGTGTAATACGCTGAAACACCTTCGCTCCATATACCTTATCGCGCATCGTAGCACGGCCACGTCTAACTGTATAGTGCCACTCGCTACCTTTATCAGAGAACTCTTCTGTCAGCTCAGGGTAGGGCAGGATGAGGCCGTTTGGTTTGATGATGCCTGTCTTACCCATCACCGGTAGGAACTCGTAGGCAGTGTGTTGCTCACCGTCTTTTATCCATTGCAGTATGTCGGTGCCTTCGCGCCACGCATCCGCAACGTAGTTATTCTTCTCACGATACAAAGACTTCAAGCGTTCTGCCTCTTGTGGTGTGACCGTTGTTCTGCCTTTGCTTTGTATACGGATGGTGTTCTTTAACTTCTCCGCACCTGTGCCGTAGATCAATGACAAGCAGCACACCTTTGAAATGAAACGCTCAGTGCTGTCCTTGCCAATCTTCTTGTAGTCTAAGTTAAACGCCTCGGATGCAAACACACGGTATAAGTCCATGCCCTCTTTAATCTGTGTCAGCGCGTCTTGTTGCCCGGCAATCCACATACCTAATCGCAACTCAATGTTACTTAAGTCGGCTACCACTAACTGATGCCCCTCTGGTGCCATGATTGCTTTGCGTAGGGTTGAGCCACGCGGTAGGTTCTGTGGGTTTGTATCGTAGCCCGACCAGCGGTGCGTAATCATTGCACCTGAATACTTTAACGAGAACGGATAGGTGCCGCGCCCTGCAATGTCTGCGTAAGATTCTGTCCGTGTCTCACCGATGGTTGATTTGTTCTCAAGGCGTGTCGTTACTAAGGTAGCTACCAACGGGTCATCGCTCTCAGCCAATGCCTGGAACTCTTCGTCTGTCTTAGCAAACGCCCATGCTTCTTTCTTAGTCTTCTCGCTTATCTTTGTAGGGGGTTCTACACCGTGCGCTTTGAGTAGCTCTGCAAACTTATCATTACTCATCAACTGCTTCTTCAAGTCAGTCTCGTTCTTAACCCCAAGGGTGTGCATAAGTTTAACCAACGAGCCACGCTTGTCCGCGCGTATCTGCATCAAGTCGTCCACTAATAGCTTCTCGTCCAACTCTAGGATAGGCTCAGCAA